AATTATTATTATTATATTTATTATTATATATATTATATTATATATATTATATTATATATTATTAATTATAATATTATTTATAATATTATATATTATATATATTTATATATATAATACAGATAAGTTAATTTTAAAAATATACATAGTAATACAGAGTAATATACAGAGTAATATATATGGTAGTATATAAACTTATGAGTACTCCTATCGGTATAATACCAGTTAAGTAACTCACAATATATTAAGTACAGTCAAATATAGTACAATATAACAAGATATAGTACAATATTAGATAATTTAGATATTACAGATAATCTAAGATAACTAAGATAGCAGGAGATAGCAGGAGATAGTAGGAGATAGCAGGAGATAATATAGATATATATAGAAGCAGAAGTTTTTTGAAAATTTATTGAATAAGGCTATTTATTTTAGATTTAAGACACTTTCTATCAATTTAAGTATAATTATATACCTGAACTAATTTTAAGCTCTTAAATCGAATTTATTTAATTCAAATTAAAATTCAATAACCTTTATCAATTAATTTGCGTAATAATATACAAAATCATTATATGCATAGAAAGCTTTTAAATACAGATGATAAATTATCAAGAGATGAGATAGCATATTTAAGAAAGCTACATACTTCAAGAAAGAATATTCAGATGCTCAATAGAATAAGAGAGGAGCTGAAGGAAGATGGTATAGAGTTAGACAATACAACTCTGTTTGGAATATTTGATTCAATGTTCAGAATAATAAGAGATTTGTACGAAGAATTTGATTATCATAATGGCACAGAAGAAATAGTTGTTAATATATCTAACTTAGGTAAATTCAGGTTAAGACCCAAGAAATCAAATAGAGTTAATAGCAACAAGGAAACCTAAACAATATTTATACGTTTAATACATTTTCAAAACATTATTAATGGAATCTAAAACAGAAAAAGATTTAATTGAAGGAGTTGATTATATAAAAATATCAATGCCTGATTTAAGTTCAGCTACAGTGCAAGAAATTGAATCTTTAGAATCAATAGATGATATACCAAAAAAGGAGATTAGACTATTTAACTCAATTAAGCCTTATAGACTTGAGTTTGAAACTCAGGAAGAATTTAAGTTTAGAAGAAGATTAAACAACAAACTAATTAAAAGTTATTTAAATGGGAAAAGACAAAGTTAATTTCACTCCGTATCAAACAGGAATATTGTTATACTATAAAAAGAAAGAGACAAAGTTGATAGTAGATGATTCTCTATTGACTGAATCTAATTTAATCTATCAAGTAGCTGCTGTAGGACCTAAATGTGATCAGGTAAAAGTAGGTGACTGGGTTATGATTAATTCTCCTGGTGTAATCATTGATGTTGAAGGAGAGAAGTATGTTCTAATAAAAGAACACCAAATATTTGGAGTATTCAATGAAGAGCCTAAAATTACAGAAACAACTACCAAAATGTCTGAAACTTCAGATATTAAGCTTGACAAGACAATTGAGAAAGCTAAAAAGTTTAACGAAAAATACAACCTATGATACTGAAGTGTTTAAATAAAGACTGCCAAAGATTTGACGATGAGATATTGATACCAGAAGTAACATTGAGACTTGTAGATGGGAAGTTAATTCCTGTAGATGCAAAATGTTCATTATGTAATAGTCAATTAGAGGCAGTTGATAAAGACGGTATGCCTTATGTCAAGAAGCCTTTTAAGGACAGGGGTAAAAGTTATTATGAGAAAAAACCTGTGTAATGCTTTTAGAGTTTGATGGAAAAGATGTACTTCCAGGTCCATATACTTTGTCTATAAAAGAGTTCAAGAAGTTGTGGACAAGGGATAAAACAAGAGATAAAAGGATAGCCAAATCTGAGCTATCCTATGTTTATTTTATGACAGACTTTAAATCTCCGTTCTCTAACATAACAGATGATGAGGATAGGAGCAATGCTATAATAAACAGTTTAGATTTACCTAAGGGTTGGAAACCTGATGCAACTGTGAAGGCTTGTATTGACATATACAAAGAAAGACAAAAGACTATAACCATGATATTGTTGGATGATGCAAGATATGCATTGAATGAAATATCAAGGTTTTTAAGGTCTATAAATCTTCATGCTACTGATGAGAGAGGAAACTTCATATACGACGTAAAAAAGATGGCTGACACTATAAAAATGATTCCATCGCTATCAGATTCTCTCGATGTTCTTGAAGAAAAAGTTAAGAGGGAAATAGACGTTAAAAAACAATTAAGAGGAGACAAGGAAAAATCTGTGTTTGAAGATGGATTATAATGTTAATTTTGACATAGAAAAACTCAAAGAGGAGATTGGTAGAGATGAGTTCAATGAAATAATTGACATTATAGAAAATATTGTCCTTGTAAGAAACATGGTTTCTAAGGACAGGAAACGTGCTAAAGATTTAGAAAGAGATGAGAAGGGTAGAATAATAGTTGATTTGGAGAATCCTCATATACTTGAGGATATGGATTATTTCAGGCAGGCTGCCATACACTATCAAAAGTATGGAAGATACACTGATCTTGTTCCAAACTCACATCCTAATTCTGAATATGCAAGATTTTGGAGGGAAGAAGCAAGAAGATGTAGAGAAGGTTATGTGAGAGAAAGTGATGGAGAATGGATACCAGGATATTATTATTTCTATTTAAACTATTCACCTATATTACTTGTTGAAGATAGAGATTTAGGAGATGGTGATGAAAATATCAGAGCAGAGCGTGTAAGAGACTTTCCTAAGGTATGGGATGGTGACTATTTATTTTTCCATTATGTAGAAAGAGGAGAGGCAAAAGGATTATTTGGAACTGTATTAAAAGCTCGTGGTAGAGGATATTCGTTCAAATTATCCTCTATGGCTATAAGAAATATGCTGTTCTTCAAAGAGTCCAAGTCTTATTTGATGGCTTATGAAACAGAGTTCCTATTGAAAGATGGTATTGTTTCAAAGGCATGGGCTTTGCTTGACTGGTTAGCTGTAAACACACCATTTCCAAAAGCAAGACTTGTTGATAAAGAACTTCATAAGAGGCTTGGATATGTAGAGTCCAAAGACTTTATAGAGAAGGGAATGAAGTCTGAAGTTATAGGTGTATCATTGAAAGATAATCCTGGTAAGGCTCGTGGTAAACGTGGTAAGCTTATAGCATTTGAGGAAAGCGGTATATTTCCAGGATTGTTGAAAGCATGGAAGCTATCTAAGAAATCAATGAAGCAAGGTCGTGTAACCTTTGGGTATATGATTTCATTTGGTACAGGTGGTGAGGAAGGATCTAATTTTGAAGCAGCAGAAGAGTTGTTCTACAATCCAGAGGCTTACGACGTATTACCGATGAGGAATATCTATGATAAAGTTAATGGTGAAGGCGTATGTGGTTTCTTTGTACCAGAATATTTAAACAGAGCAGGTTGTTATGACAGCAATGGAAACTCAGATGTTATAAAAGCATTGAAGGAGATATTGATGTATAGGGAGAAAATAAGAAAGACTGCATCAGATCCTAACGCTTTAGTGTCTGAGAAAGCAGAATCCCCTATTACTCCACAGGAAGCTGTATTAAGAAGAGAAGGTTCTGTATTTCCTGTATTGCAAATAAAAGAGTATTTATCTGAGATAATGCCTTCATTCCAAAGTTTTGTTTCAGGTCACTGGGTAGGTAATTTAACAATAACATCTACTGGAGAATTGAAGTGGGTTAATAACGCTGATTTAGTACCTATAAGAGAGTTTCCAATAAAAGATAACAAAAACAAGGAAGGAGCTATAGAGATATATGAAATGCCGATAACAGGAGCTGATGGAGGAGTTCCTCACGGTGTATATATAGGAGGCATAGATACTATAGATGACGACGAATCAACAACGAATTCGTTATTCTGTATCTACATAATGAACGTATTGACAGACAGGATAGTTGCAGAGTATATAGGAAGAACGAATAAAGCATCTGATTCTTATGAGAAAGCCAGAAGACTGCTAATGTTCTACAATGCTGTAGCTAATTATGAGAACGACAAAAAAGGTTTATATGCTTATTTCAAGAATAAAAACTCTCTGCATTTACTTTGTGATACTCCTGAAATATTGAGAGACCTTGATATATCAAGAGCATTTGGTGTAGGTAATAAATCAAAAGGGACAAATTCAAGTAAGAAGGTTAATGCTTGGGCAAGGAGATTGTCGTCAGAATGGATGTTGTCTGAAGCTTATAAGTCAAATCCAGATGAGCCTACTGTACTTAACCTTCATAAGATAAGAAGCGTGGGTTTGTTGAAGGAAGCTGCTATGTGGAATCCTGACGGCAACTTTGATAGGATAAGTGCATTAGGTATGTTAATGATATTGAGGGAAGAGATGATGTCAAGAATAAATAAAACTTATGATAACGAAGTAAATGAATTTGTTGCAAGTAAATTCTTTAAAAAACATTATGATAAAAATCACGTTAAAAAGATAATAAAGTATGCATAGTATAAATTTTCCAGCACAGAAGAGGTCATTCTCAGCTAAAACTGAGAAATGGGCTAAGCAGTGTATAGACGCTGCTGAAGATATGGCTATTTTCAATGATAATGGTCTAAGACAGACGTATAAGAACAAGCTTGTAAACTACAGATTAGCATCTGGTATTTTAGATGAAGATGATGTTAAAAGGACCGTGGATCCTTTCGATCTTGGAGGTAAGACATTTCCTGCAAAGATGCAGAACTATCCTATTGTAATGCCTAAGATAGATGTTCTGATAGGAGAGGAGAGAAAGCGTAGAGACAACTTCAAGGTATTTACGGTAAACGAAGATGCTATTACTGAGAAGGAGAACGAAATGAAGAAGCAGGTGTTTGAGGTTATAGGTAGTCTTCTTGCGTCTGATATGAGTGAGGAAGAGGCTAAGGAGAAATTAAAATATCTTGAGAAGTTTCATAAGTACGAATTTCAGGATTTAAGAGAGAGATTAGCTAATCAGATATTAAGTTATCTATACAACAAGAATAATTTAAAAGAAGTATTTTCAAAAGCATTTGAGGATTTACTGATAGCAGGTGAGGAGATATTATGTGTTGAGGTTATTGGTGGAGAGCCTACATTAAGAAGAGTAGATCCTTTAAGCCTGTTTACAGTTAGAAGCGGAGATTCTCCTTTCATAGAAGATTCTGATATAATAGTTGAAGAGAGATATATGTCTCCTGGTCAAATAGTTGATAGGTATTATGACAAGTTATCAGCTTCAGATATTAAGAAGATAGAAGAATATATGACTGAAGGAGACCTTGACATGAAGTATAATTACATAAATATTGACGATGAGTCGCCTAACATTATAGTAAATGGAGAGATTGATGTTGAGGATTTTATATTCAACAGAGGTGCTTACATGGATTTATACGGCAATATAAGAGTTGTTAAAGTTGTTTGGAGGTCGTACAAGAAAGTTGGTAAGTTAAAGAGAACAGATGAAGATGGTATAGAATACTATGAGTATGTAAATGAATTTTATGAGAAGTCTGAAGGAGAAGAGATAGAGTGGTTTTGGGTTACTGAATGGTGGGAAGGTATCAAGATTGGAAAAGACATATACATCAATATAGGACCAAGACCTGTTCAGTATAGAGATATTGACAATATTGGAAGAAGTTATTCAGGATATTTCGGAATAGTGAATAACGTAGGAAATATGCGGGCTATATCGTTAATGGATAGAATGAAGCCTTATCAATATCTTTATAACGTTTTCATGTATAGAACAGAATTAGCGTTTGCAAAGGCTAAAGGTCGAATAGGAAAATTAAATCTTGCAAAAGTTCCAGACGGTATGGAGCCTGAAGAGTGGATGTATTATGCAGAGATTCTTGGCTGGGCATTAGAAGATCCTTTTAAGGAAGCTAAAAAGGGAGCTGCTACTGGTAAGTTAGCTGGAACAATGAATGAAAGCGCACCTGTTATAGATTTAGAGCTTGGTAACTATATACAACAGCATATACTAATATTGAATTACATAGAAGAGCAGCTTGGTAGTATTTCTGGTGTAACAAGACAAAGACAAGGTCAGATAGAGAATAGAGAAACTCTTGGTGGAGTTGAACGGTCAGTTGTTCAGTCTTCACATATTACAGAAAAATATTATCAGTTACACAATCATGTAAAGAGAAAGGCATTAACTGCATTGATAGAAACTGCAAGAACTGTATGGAAGGATGGTACGAAGAAGAAGTTGCAATATATAGCTGATGACTTCACTACAGACATATTAAACATAGAAGATGAGAATTTCTCGTTAGCATCGTATGGAGTGTTCTTGCAAGACTCTTCTAAAGAGTATGAGATAATAAACACTATTAAGCAACTTGCTCATGCTGGTTTACAGAACCAGATGATAGACTTTGAAGGATTGCTTGACATATTGTCAAATGACTCTGTTGTTGATATGAAGAATAAGATTAAATATTATCAAGACAGATTCAAGAAAGAGCAAGAAGAGAAACATAAGCAACAAATGCAGATGTTGCAAGAGCAACAAAAAGCTCAGAAAGAGCTTGAAGATTTGAAATATCAAAGAGAGCTTGAGCTTAAGAAAATTGATGTTGATGAGAAACAGAAGGACAGAGATCTTGAGTTGGAGAAATTGAAACTTGAGAATGAGACCAAACTCAAGATGAAAGAACTTGATTACAAGAAAGAGATAGATAAGAAATATGTAGATGTAAATAGAAATGGAATACCAGACGTATTGGAGTTACAGAAAGTAGCTTCAAAAGAACGTATAGAGATGGAGAAAATAAAATTAAAGGAGAAAGAAATAGCTGAACGTCTAAAAAGTCAAAATAAAAAATCTTAATAGCGAAAACTATTTTTATTTAAATATTAACAACTTAAACATAAGTAAATCGTTAAAATCAGATATATGGAAGAAAACAAACAAAATCAAGAGCAATTTGAAGGTTTAGATATAGATGATATTAATCCTATATCAAACCTAAGTGATGAAAATGAAGAAGATTTGATTGACATTCCTGAAGTAGATTCAGAGAATGTTGATTCTAATCATAGTGTTGATATAAAAGAAGAAGGTGATACTAAAACTTCTGGCGGTAACGAAGTGTCAGAGGTTTATAAATTATTTGCAAAAGCTTTAAAGGAAGAAGGTGTTGTTGAAGACTTCTCTGAAGAGGAGTTTGATGTATCTAACCCTACAGAGTCGTTGAAGGGAATTATAAGCAAGACAATCAATAAACATGTTGAAAGATATTTAAGTCAATTTCCTGAAGAGTTAAAAGATTTAGCTGAGGCTGTAAAAGAAGGTATTCCTATTGACTCTTTAAAAGAGTTAAAGAAAGAAGAATTAAAGTATAGCACCATAGATCCTGAAGAACTTGAGTATGATGATGATTTGCAAAAAAGAATAGTTAAGGAATACTTAACATTGAAAGGTATAGATGCAGAGAAATCCGATAAGCTGGTATCGAAGATGTCTGAGGAAGACTTGTATGATGAAGCTAAGGAAGCCTTATCGGAATTAAAAGAATATTATAAGAAGCAACAGGAAGATGAGAAGTTAAGGCTAAAAAAACAAAGAGAGATTCAGGAGAAGCAATTGAGTGAGTTTTACAATTCACTTGTTCAAAAGGTAAAGGAGACTGATGAGGTTATTCCTGGACATAAATTAAATCCTGATCTCAAGGAGAAAGTTTTAGCCATAATGACTCAACCATTCACCACAGATGAGAATGGTAATCCTGTAAACTATGTAATGGCTAAGAGAGCTGAAAATCCGATTGACTTTGATTTAAGGCTTTCGTATTTAGTTTACATTACAGATGGACTTAAAAACTTTGACAAGCTTATTAATATTAAAAAATCAGATGTATATAAAGAGTTTGAAGAAAAAATTAAACAAACACCGACAAGCCCTGTTGGTAAAACACGGTCATCAAGTATTTCAAATAATAGAGATATTGATGACATTTTAAAATCATTAGATAAAATTTAATTAACTAACCTAAAAAAATAAAGAAAATGGCTAAGATTTCACCGTTTCAAATGACAGAAGCAAAGAGCTGGACGGGTTTGACAACATCAAACCACTTGGGAGCTATTTACCAAGCTGCTCCACAGAAAGCTTCAAAATTGATGACAAGAATTGCACAGACCAATTTTGGAATGGATTTAGATTCGTACTTAGATCAATTCTCACCGTTATATCTTGATACAGATGAAGACTTTGAGTGGGATTTGATTGGTAGTGCGAAGAAAAATGTTCCGTTGGTAGAAGCAAGAATTAATGGAGTACCTATTACTCCTGCTGATAGAGCTGGATATAATTTCACAGAGTTTGAATTAGTATTCCCTGAGCAATGGTTCTCAGATGAGAATGTTATTGTAGGACATAAGAACGAATTATATCCTATTCAAATCATTGCAGATCCTGAGCCAGAGGGTACTAATTGGGTTTACAGATGTAAGCTTATCACAGGAGATCCTATGTTATTTGTTCCTTTTGAGGAATTGCAACCTGGAAAAAGATTTTCAAAAGATTGGTCTCTTGTAGAACAAACATTATCTAAAAAGGGAGGTCTTGTAAACTTCACTTCTCCGTTCAAGATGCGAAATGCATTCTCAATGATTCGTATGCAACATACTGTTCCTGGAAATATGATTAATCGTCCAATGGTAACAGGGTGGAAAGGAGAAGATGGTAAAGTTTACAAAGTTTGGACTCAGTACGAGGATTACATGTTTGACATGCAATTCCGTGATGAGAAGAACAAACTGTTAATGTTCGCACGCTCTAATAAAGGAGAAGATGGACGTTATTACAACTTTGGAAAATCAGGACACATTAAGAAGCAAGGTGCTGGTATTCGTCAACAAATGGAGTCTTCCAACACCTACTTCTACAACAACTTCTCAATTGAGTATTTGTTGAATGTTCTTGTAGAGCTTTCCGAAGGTCGTCTATCAACTGATAAGCGTAAGTTCGTATTGAGAACTGGAGAGCGTGGTGCTATTCAATTCCACCTTGCTTTGGAAAATCATACTCAATTGTTTACTCCGTTGCAAAACTACGACAGAATGTATAAAACTCAAGGTCGTAAAGGAACAAGCGATATGGCTTATGGATACGGAGGTCAATTCGTTGAGTATAGAGGTCCGCAAGGAATTGAGGTAGCTATTTCAGTAGATCCTCTGTATGATGACAGAGAGAGAAACAAAATCTACCATCCTAACGGAGGTGTTGCAGAATCTTACAGATATGATATTCTTGATGTTGGTACAATTGATGGAGAACCTAACATCAGAAAAGTATATGTAAGAGGTCAAGAGGATGGCCTTGGTTACGAACCTGGATTGAGAAATCCTTTCTCACCTTCAGGAGAGCGTAATATTATGGCTAACTCTACTGACGGATATACAGTTCATAGATGGGCTGTTTGTGGAGCGATGATTAAAGATCCTTCAAGAACAGCACAAATTATACCATCTATATTGGCATAATTGGTTATGCGGTGTAGAGCAGTGGCAGCTCGCCAGCCTCATAAGCTGGAGGTCGCAGGTTCAAATCCTGCCACCGCAACTAAAATTTAAATTATGAGTGAAGTAAAAGAAGCAAAAGAAGTTAAGAAATTTGTTCTACCAAATAAGAAGGTAGTTGTTACACCTGTAAAAAGGTCTGGATGGCTACCTGTTGGACATGAGGCTAACTTTTTATTCAAGGATTCTAAGATATCATATTCAGTTCCTGTTGATGAAAGAACAGGAGAATTGATTGATCCTTTGACAAAAGAGGAGAGAGAGTATTTTGAAAGTAAAGAATCTGGATTAGCTTTAGAGAAAGGAGATTTGTCTATATACAAGAAGGAGAATAATTTTTGGAAACAATTCTCTGTAAAGCTTGATAAGAATAAACTTGTTCTGGATCTTTCTAATCCTATGGATTATATAAGATATAAAGTATTGTTGTTGCAAAAGGATTTTGTTGCTAAGAGTTATGCAGAGAGATTTGATAAAGCTTCATACAAGTATTATTTGGCTGAAGAAGGTCAAGAACAAGTTGAGAAAGCTTCAAGAGCTAACTTGATGAAAGATGCTTATATTGCATTTGGCAAACTTCAAGATAATATTACTAAGCTTAAGGATGTATTGAATGTTTATTACATGAATAAGGGTATAGTTAAGAGTGTTCAATCTACAGCTACAAGAGAATATATAGAATCTGAAGCAAACTCTATTATAGAGTCAGATGCTAAAGGATTTCTTGAAGTTGTTAATGATGAATATCTTGAAGATAAGATTATGCTATATAAAGCATTAAAATCAAGAGCTATTGAAAAAGAAGCTGGAAAATATATTTTACCAAGCGGTAAAGTTATTGGCTCTTCATTCAGAGAAATTGTAGCATTTTTCAATGATGATGAGAATGCTGAAGAGCTTTTAAAAATTAGAGCAAGAATTGAAAATAGTGGATTATAATGAACGCAGCTGAGCTAAAAAATAGTTTTTTAATACAATATGACAAAGTAACAAACTTTGCGGCACCAGGTTATACTGATGACGAAATAAGTTACTTTTTGAACAAAGCTCAGCTTGAGCTAATTAAAGAATACTATAATTACCAGCTCGGCACTGTAAAATCAGGGTTTGAGGAAACGGAGAGCAGAAGAAAGGAGCTTTCCAAATTAGTAAAAGAAGATGTATATAGCTCTCCCTCATACTCTGGTACTATTGAGAAATTCAATGTATTTGGATATAATATACAAGACGAAATATTGTATGCGATACATGAGTCTATATTTCTTAATGAAGGTTGTGATAAGATGATAACTGTGTTACCTATAACACATGATGAGTTGTCAATCAATATTCACAACCCTTTCCTAAAACCTAACAAAAACAGGGCTTGGAGGTTAGATATAGTCAATGATTCAAATAGGGTTCATGAGTTAATTACTGATGGCTCTATTTCAAATTTTGACTATAAAATTAGGTACATTAAGAAACCAATAGACATAGATATCGTAAACAATGTTACAAGTGAGCTTGACGATTCTGTTCACTATGACTTAGTTGATAAGGCTGTTAGAATAGCTGCATCAATTACTGACATAGGGGAATATCAAGTTAAGCTTACTGAAGACAAGCAAATAATAAACTAATGTTAAACAATAAAAAACAATAAGAAAATGGCTACATTTCAACAGAGAAACGTACAAACGATCTTGATAGGTGGCACGGCTGCCAAATCAACAGGAGGTTTAGATACCTTAAATGTTGGTGAAATTGGCATCTTCAATCCTGCTGGTCAGCGATTGACTGAAGCTTCTGCTGCTACAGAAAAAAGGTTTTTTCTTGCACAAGGTCGTGTAGGAGGTACATATCCGCATGTAATTACAGATGTTGTAGAAAAGGATAAGATTTTATCTATAACAAGAAAATTATTCGTACCTGCTACAGAACAATTAGAGTTCATTGGATTCAATGGTACTTCTGGTGCTATTGATGTTATCAATGACAATTTATACACACTAACAATTTACTATGAGGAGTTGCTTCGTTCTTCCACTGATGGACGTTACAACAAAGTTGCGTCATATACATCAGATTTGAATGCTACTCAACAAGAGATTGCTAATGGTGTTGCTAAATCTGTGAACGAACAATTTGCTCGTGAAACAGAGAGAGTATTGAAAGCACATGTATTGTGTGATAATGCTGGATCTGCTCCTACATATTCTCTAACAGTTACAGAAGGAAGTGCTGTTGCTATTACAAGTGCTGCTTCTGGTCTTGCTGCTGGAGATGTTGTTAGAATAGGTGTTCTTGGTTCTGGTACTACAACATTGACAGATGACTGTTATACAGTAGTATCTGTTAGTGGTACACAAGTAACATTTGACAGACCTTTAATGGTTGCTTCAGGAACTTATGCAGCTGCTGAACTTGCTGTTATTCCTGCTGCTACAGCTGCTACTGCCAACTTCGGAATTAAGCTTGTAGGTCAGCCTCTTGATTTCCAAGTTGGAAAAATCCAATATAAGAAATCAATGTGGACTTCTGTTCAAAAAGGATTTGGATCTACTCCATTCTTGCAGGCAGCTGGAGGTACTGTAGGATCTGGAACTTATGAGCAAGTTGCAGAGCTTGAGTGGTTCACGCAAGGAAATGAAGGAGAGATTTACAGAATGGGAGAACCTGCTATTCATTCTGCTACAATCAGAAGAGATGCTGATCCTAATGTTGCAGGTGGAGGATATGCTTTGATTAACATTGAGTTTGAAAGTGTACATGTTGTAGGTTTCCAACCTGAGCATGCTCCTAAACTCATAACATTAGCTATTCCCGCTACAACTCCTGCTTACGCCGATGCTGCTACACCTGATGACATCACTGATGTATTAGAAGTGTTAGCATTTGGCTCAACAAATGGTTCATTAGCTCTATAATATGTAACGGAGGGCGTAAGCCCTCCTTTACTTTTAACACATAAGATATGAGTTTAGTTCTCAATTTCTCTGTAAAATCTGTAGATTTAAATACATTAAGATTTAAGGAGACTACTGGTAGTTATGATTCTGTGAATAATACTACTGGTTGGGGTGCTCCTAATATTTCTATTTCAGATGTATCATCTGCATTATTGACAATTGAAAGACCTGATGGTGGTGTATATACTATAGATTTAATGGCTACTGGTTTATTCCCAGATGATACAAAGACGAAAGAGTTGCTGATAACAAATAGTGATTTGGGATATCAAGGAAATATAGAGGACGGTATATATAAGTTTACATATACTGTATTAGACAATTCTAACAATGAATACAAGCAAGAATGCATGTTTGTATTTATACTAAACTTAAAATGCAGGTTTAGTAAAATGATTGTTGAGAGTATAGGTTGTAGTTGTGATTGTTTGGAGAATGAATCTGTATTATGTAATTTGATAAACATAGATTTTCTGATAAGAAGTCTTGAGTATTCTATAGCTATTGGAGATTTGGATAATATTTCAAATTCTATAAATAAAATAAAGAATATATTAAATAATAACTGTAATAACTGTTAATTATGTCTTGTTGCGGAGAAGAATTACCTAAAATACCACAAGGGCCTCAAGGACCACAGGGACCGCAAGGACCTGCTGGATTAAGTGTTACAGATGCTACTTTAGATGGTAGTGGAAATATTGTTTTCATTATGTCTGATGGAAGTTCTGTGACAACATCATTAAATAAAAGTGATTTTGCATTATACTCATTAGGATATATGATTGCTGATGAGATAGATGTTAGATCAGGATTTACAACAGATACTAAAGATTATGTATTTGGATTACCTAATGAATATAATACTCCAGGAGGAGTTTTACTATTATATATTGATTCAAAGATTTTACCTGGTGATAATGCTACAATTCGTATTGAATTATATGATACAAATGCGTTATCAACTCCAATATACTCAGCATTCATATCAGCCACTTCAGTTCAGAATGTTGGAGATGGTGTTGCTATAAATTTTAGTGGTGTCGCTGGAAAGTCTTATATGTTGAGAATTACAAATTCAGGTTCTACAGTAACAAACAATGGAGCTGTATTTAATATAAGGAGTTTTTTAGTTAAAAATTACTAATGTTTTATACAGAAAACAACATATTAGAATATAAGCAGAAAATACTGTTTAAGATAAATTCTATATTAAAAGACAGTATAAATAGCATATCTGTATATGGTAAAAATAAACATAACAAAAAGTTGTTTTTACTCGTATTATTGTATGAAACAATAAAGGACTATAAACCTTTGATAAACGGTGATGAGACATATAATTGTATAAGTGAAGAGGAGTTGTCGAAGGTATTAAGTTTTATAAGTAGTAAATATGGAATTAGTTTTACTAACAAAGGAAAAACATACGTAAATGGGACAACATAATTCAAAACCAGATATAATAAGAAACATTAACGCTCTCGGTTATGTTTCTAATGCAAATTTAATAGATGAGTTAATACTTGGTGTAAAAGATAAGAATACAGGCAAGAGTCACCCAAGAGTTATAGGGATGACTGATTTCCTTGATTTCTTGCAAAACAACTTGAATTTCGGTGGAGCTGTAGAAGATTTAGCTACAACATTGATTGCTGGCAATTTTACTGGTGGTACTAATATACTTGTTTCGTCTGGAGATTTAATTGAATTTGAAGATACTGGAGCAAGTAATTTAAGACCTTATATTTCAAACGATTCTTATGAGATGATATTATCTCATAATTCATTGCAGAGTGATGTGTTGTCTATAGGGGAAGATGGATTATATTATTGGAGTGGTTTTGACTTATATTTTGAGTTACTCAGATATTCAGCTACAAGTCTTTCTTATTATCTTTCGATAGGAAACTTACTTTCTGGTGTGGCTCCAGAAATATTTCTAAGTTTAGATAGTAATAGTTCAAGTGATTATTTCTTTAGCGGATCTTTTGCGAATGTTTTCTCAACTGGGTATTCATCTACATCTTATTCTGGATTTAATAGAGATCTTTATTCAAATGGTAAAGATACAAGTTCTGTAATAGGTAATGGATCTATATTTGATATTAAAAATAATAAGAATAATATTTCAATATATTCATTTTACAATCCTACACTTTTTGACGGTGAAATATCAAATATTTCTAACGATCCTAATTTAAATGTTGAAAGGTCTTTGTTATTGATGTCAGAATATTCAAGAATATCTCTAAAAGCAAAAAAATCTTCTATAATTTGTTCTGATAATGTTGAATTAAGAAAATCAGATTCATTATCAGTAATATCTTCAAATAATATTAGTATAGGATTAGATTCTAATTATTATTTTGCAAATTACATTAATTATAGTGTAGTAGCATCATCAAACAATATAGATACAACACATAATACTGAAACACAAAGTGAATATCTGTCTGTATTTTCTACATCTGGATTATTAAAGCTTGAAAATGCAGATTATATTTCTATAATGTCAAGTAGATTTGATGTTACAAAGATTGTTAGAAGTTCTTCTAATTCATCTATATTGGCATCATTAGATTCTTATTTTGACAATAATGCCATATTTTCATCTTTAATATCATCAAGCAATTCAAGAGCTGAATCATCTGATTTCTCATCTGTAATATCATCATATTTATCTTATGTTGTTGATAGCTTTAGTTCTATAATAGCTTCAAGTGATGTTTATATATCATCAACAAGCGGATCTATAAATAATACAATAATATCAAGTAACAAGGCTAATTTAGCAATATCAAACGCTGTAAATAATGTTGCTATTGTTGCTTATAGTCCTGCTACAGCTAAGTTCTTGAATCCTATATATTCTGGTACTTTAATAACAGGGTATATATATCCACAAGCATTCACGACTGGTTCTTATTCAGATGAATTAGGATTAGATTCTGATGGTTATGTTACAAAAAGACGTGTTATATGGGAGCGTATTTCAGATGATTGGATAGAATATGGTAATCCTCTATATGAGATTGGAAGAGTTATTGTAAAGGGAAATAATAGTATTACTAACCCAGATGTTTATATGTTACTATCAGCATCTGCTATAGGTAGTACTAAGAAGATATCATTTCATGCAGGTCAAAGTGATTTGTTATCAACAGAATTATATTACACTGATTCAAACAATCCTGGTAAACCGTTACCTAATCCAACTCCACCAACATCTACACAGGATGGTGGTATAAAATTAAATAGAGATGTAAATGACTTGAATTTAATCAAAGGAAGTGTACATGAAACAGATAGTGTTGTTGATGCTGTTGATATAATTATAGGTCAAGATTTGCTTGAAGGATTTGCTGTAACTGTTAGCATTGATTCTACGTATCTACAGATACCAAATATACCAGTTTATGCAGACAATGCTGCTGCCACAGCTGGTGGGTTGGTTGCTGGAGATATTTATGTTTCAGATGGAACTGGTAGTATTCCGCAAGGAACTTTAATGAGAGTATATTAATAACAATTAAAATTAAATAAAATGGCAGTAAAAGGTTTAGTAATTAACGATGTAGTAAGTAATAGTAAAAACCCTTCAGGAAGCAATGGGTTATTTGTTACAATAGAGAAAACAATAATTAGCTCTCCAAGAGGTAATGCAGATAGAATTTCTCTAATAATAGGTTTTTATGAAAACGAAGCTCAGTATGATGCTGGAGACGGTCAAGTTCAAGTATTTCTTCCAAGAAGAGTTGAGCTTGTAAGATCTGATTTATCAGGAATGACTGAGCAAGATTTTTATAATGCACTTGTAACAAAGATGACTGATACTCAGGGTGCATTTAAACTTACTGACGTACAAATTGTAAATTTAGTATAATATGAATTTATTAGAAATTTTAAGCTTACACAAGCTTTCTGGAGCTTGTAAGATTAAAGGATTGAATGTTGAGGAGGCAAGTAGATTTTTGGATATTAGAAAGAAGATGAGAGAGCAAATGAATGAGTTTGATGAGTATAAAAAGAAGATTGCTGAAGATTTAGGTCTTGATATTAATGATCCAAAAATCACTGAGAAGGATGGATTTAAGGAGTATGAAAGTAAGGCTAAAGAATATTTAAACAAGGAGGTTGATATTGACACCAAGTTTACGACTAAGGACAAGGTTATGATGATGTGTGAGGATATGGATATAGAAGTAATTGAGTATTTAATAGAGAAGTTTTCTAAAGATGCTTAATAACGTGGGAGTGTTAAGCTCCCACTTTTGTTTAATTTAAAACATTTTATTATGGGATTCTTAACAATAAAAAAGATAAAAGACATTCTACCAAAAGTAGCTAAAGTAGCTGACAATGTATTTTTAGCAGGAGCTGTCCAAAATATAACTGAAGACACTGATAAAAACCCTAAAGGAAGTGTAGATTGGGTTAAATTAATAAAAACACTTTTTACATATACAATACCTGCTTTAGTATTGTTGGCTATAATTTCAGGTAAATTAACTATGGAGGATGCTGAGAAGTTTTTGAAGCTTGTAAAATAAGTAACAATGGGATATAAGAAGAAGATAAGAACATTATCTCTGACAGATGCTATACTATTAACCCATAATAACGATAGTGTATTTTACGAAATTCTTGTATCTGATTTCTTAAAAGAGATACAAGATAAGGTTGGAGCAGGTTCTTCATTTGATCCGTCTAATATTACAGAAGATTTAATATTAAATGGTGGTAATTTAGTATTAGGATCTTCGTATATAGCATCTGACACTTCGCCAAGTGCATCGAAGTTAAGTTTTCAAAGTCCGACGCAAAATGTAAACTTATTATTACCAAACAAGAGCGGTATATTATTATCTGGTAATTTAACAGACAATTATATACCTGTTGCGTCTGACAATGGTAATGGACTATCTGATAGTTCTTTGTATAATATAAATGGTAAAATAGGATTAGGTACAAACAGTCCATTGTCAAAATTCCATATTAAAAGCAATGCAGGAGAAGACCCGTTAAGAGTGGATACAGATAGTCTTAATAACGTTTTAAAAATTGATGCGAATGGATTTGTGTCTGTAAGAGGTGCTGTCCAATCGAATGTAGAAGTTTTGGGTGTTGCAGGATATGCTAATTATGCAGGGGGGTTAGGGTTATTAGGTCAATCTTACATAAATGGCGTGGGCGTTTCTCTTCCTTCGAACACAACGGCGATTGCATTCGGTGGAAGGGTGGCAATAAATGAGAGTTCCAATATACTATACATAAGAAGTGCTAATTCACAACCAATTCGACTTGTTCAAGGCTCTAATTCGTTCAACTTGGTGGAAACTGGAATATATGGTAGTGGAAGTCTTGTAACCTCTTATTTAAAAATTCACAGCGATGGTGCTAATAATATTGTGACCACAAGAGGGAATGAATTACAAATATCAAGTTATTATTGGGACGGTGCTCAAAGCATTGAGAATCTTTTCAAAATAAGAAACAACGCTTTTAATACAACAGGGGCATATTCTCTAAACATAAATAATGGAACAAATGATTTGTTGAGAATATACGATGATGGCAAAATATCAATAGGGAATAATTTAACACCCATTTCAAGACTTCACATAAGAAGCAATGCAGGAGAAGATGCGTTGAGAATAGATACTGATGGGTTTAATGATGTGTTCAAAATATACAGTGATGGAAAGGTTTATATACGCTCTGCTTTCGGTTCTACTAACTATGTAATGATTGGCATTAACCGCTCTAAGTATTCATACGAGAATAATGATATGTTGATAACAATGAACACGAGGATATATAATTCATTGTCATTGGGTGGAGGAGTCAGTGGGGCTGGTTTGCTTGGATTAGATTCTAATTGGATAATAGATTGGAAATCTAACTCAAGAATACAACAAGATAATACTAATGGATTAAGACTGATAAATAATCAAGCAAGTGTTAATTTTGAAGTTGGAACTGGTAATAAGTTTATTCTTATTAGAAGATACGGGATACAAATAGGAGATATTGATAATCAAGCAAACGGTAGTTTTCCTCAATATAGTAGATATTTAAAATTTAGAACATCATACTACAACTTCGATAATTCATCTACTGTATATAATAGTTTTCAAATTAAAGCATTAGAAGCGGGTTATCAGGATTCATCAAATAATGTTTCACCGGATAGTCAATTGGCTTTTTACGCCAATTTAGATGGAGACCCTGAAAATCAAATATTTGGACTTAAGATGCCTTCACAAATAACCACAGCAAACCAAACAGTAATGAAATTAATGATTTTCGATGGGACAAACTATGTTTTAAAAGACGTAGAAGTAGGAGCTGTAGATAGCGCTGGAACAGGTTATAGAACATTAAGAGTAACTAATTAAAATTAAATAAAATGGCAACAAAAGGAATTACAATCACATCGGCAGTAACCACAGAGGTTGGCGATTTGACTAATCTCTTTGTAGATATTCGAGGAGTAGAAGGAATAGGTAAAGACGAAAACGGCGACCAATTAATGGAGCTGCTTTTGGACGTTTACAAAGATGAAGCAGCTTTTGACGCAGG